TAGAGGTAGAAGAGGAGTAATGGCTCACAAAGTAGTAGGGACAGGAACTACAGTTGCAATATCTGTAGGAACCGGAGTAACATCAATACCGATTTCTCTTCAGACTGGGTATTTGAGAATAGCAACTTCAGTTGCTGCCCATGTAAGTATTGCCTCTACCGCAACGGAAATTGCCAGTAGAAATAACTATTTTGTCCCTTCGACATCTGAGGTTATTCTAAAGGATAGAGTTGCATCTAGTAGAGTAAGTGCTGCAACAACAGGAACTTCCACAACTTACACATTTGATCAAAATAATGGAAATCCATTTTTGGTTGGAGATTTTGTAACAGTAACTGGATCGTCAGTTGGTGATTATAATTGTAGTCACCAATTAATAACTTCATTAAATACAACTCCAGGATCAGAATCAGTCACAGTCTCATTTAATAGTTCTGCTACAACTACAGCATTTACTGGTAGTGCGGATATTAGAAGATCTGTTGTGATTAATACTTTTGGTAATGCTGCTGGTTATGCACAAATTTCACAAGTCCAAATCACATCCCAGGCATAATCATGAAACTTATTACAGAACAAATCGAATCCATTAAAGTTATTAAAGAAGAAAAGAACGGTAAAACTAACCTGTATATTACCGGACCATTTCTTCAAGCAGAGGTCACAAATAGAAACGGACGTTGTTATCCTTTCCCAATTTTAGAAAGAGAAGTTAAGAAATACAACGATAAGTACATCACATGTGGTAGAGCGTTAGGAGAACTTGGACACCCTGATGGTCCAACTGTAAATCTGGACAGAGTATCCCACATGATTACAAGTTTGAAGGCAGAAGGAAATAACTTCGTAGGAAAAGCAAAAATTCTCGATACACCAATGGGTAACATCGCCAAGTCTCTTCTTGGCGAAGGCGTAAAACTCGGAGTCTCTTCAAGAGGTGTTGGATCTCTTGTTGAAAGAAATGGCATTAAATATGTCGGAGATGACTTTATGTTATCTACTGCTGCTGATATCGTATCAGATCCTTCTGCACCTGATGCGTTTGTTGAGGGTATTATGGAGGGTAAAGAGTGGGTTTGGCAAAATGGCAAACTTGCAGAACAAACTTTAAATGGACTTTTGACTATGAAAATGAGTCCAGATAAAATGGCGAATGAAGAGAAATTGCTAGGACTCTTCAATCATTACCTCAAAAATCTTTAATTCATAAATAAATAATAGAATAAAGGATAATTTAAATTTATTCGGAGAGATCTAAATGTCAACTGGTAATTTACAAGAAATGGGCGCTACAGCAACTAACCAATCCAAGTCTGCGGTAAATGCGACTGCTCAACCTGGGGATCCAATGTTGAGCAATGGCGCTTTTGTTGGCGGAACTCCTGGACAAACTATTACTGATCTTGGGGGTCCTACTCCTGATAATTACAGATCTACAGATGATTCAGCAAAATTAAACTTTGCTGCTGTTGCTTCTGTTAAAAACGTAGTTAATGCAAAGGCAATGAGAGCAGAAGAAGAAGAGTATGAAGAAGAAGAGGTAATTTCAGAAGTTGATGAAACTGAAGGATATGAAGAAGAAGTTGAGAATGAAGAAGTAGAAGATGAAGAAGTAGAAGATGAGGATGAACTTGAAATTGATGTAGAGGAAGATGTTCAAGCTTTATTTGGTAATGAAGATCTCTCAGAAGAATTTAAAGAAAGAGCAAAAACTGTTTTTGAAACAGCACTTAGATCAAAGGTTCAAGAAGCTGCCGATATGATTGCTGCTCGTTATGAGAGAGCACTCGAAGAGAACGTGGCAGCAATTCACCAGGAACTTACAGAAAGAGTGGATTCATACCTTGAGTATGTTGCTGGTGAATGGATCACCGAAAATGCGCTCCAAGTAGAGCGTGGACTTAAATCAGAACTCTCTGAGTCCTTTATGACTGGACTCAAGGGTCTTTTTGAAGAACATTATGTACAAATCCCTGAAGAAAAATATAATGTGCTTGAAAGCATGGTAGACAAACTTGATGATATGGAGTCGAAACTCAACGAACAAATCGAAAGAAACGTTCAGTTAACCCAAAGACTTAGCGAATCAGTTTCCGACAGCATCTTCCACGAAGTTGCTAGAGGTCTCTCTGAGACCCAAAAAGGAAAACTCGCAGGTCTTTCCGAAAGTGTTGAGTTCATTAGTGAAAATGACTATCGTGGGAAGTTGGAAGTTCTTAAAGAATCCTATTTCTCTAGAACCCCAGTAACTCAATCTAGAGTTAACGATGATGAAATGCTCGGAACAACGTCAGAAACTCTTTCAGAGTCAATGGACATGTATATTAGAGCAGCTCAAAAATACTCTATTAAGTGATTTTTAAATTATAACTTAAACACTTTTTAACTAACGGAGAAATTTTCCAATGTATAACGCAGAATATCTGCAGGAAAAGTGGTCCCCTCTTTTAAATTGTGAAGGACTTGATCCCATCAAAGATTCACATCGTAGAGGAGTAACCGCTATTCTGCTAGAAAATCAAGAAAGAGCACTCCGCGAAGAGCGCGGTTTCCTTTCTGAAGCTCCAACTCACACCGCAGGAACTGGTGGTTTTGGTGGTGGTACTTATGGTACTGCTGCTGCATCAGGTCCTGTTGCTGGTTTCGACCCTGTTCTGATCTCTTTGATCAGACGTTCAATGCCACAACTGATTGCTTATGATATTTGTGGTGTTCAACCAATGACTGGTCCTACTGGACTGATCTTTGCAATGAGAACTCGTTTCGGTACTAACCGTACTGCTGGAACCGAAGCATTCTTCAACGAAGCAGATTCCAGATTCTCTGGTCAAGACGCCAACTTTGATATTGCCGCAAGTGATTACACTGCACAAGCATCTGTTGGTATCGCCACCACTGCTGCCCAAACTGGTAGCAATCCAGCTGTTCTTAACGATGCCTCACCTGGAACCTACAACGTAGGTCAGGCAATGGCAACCACCGACGCTGAAGCACTCGGAGATACTGCGAACAACTTCTTCAACGAGATGAATTTCTCGATTGAGAAAGTCACTGTTGCCGCAAAGTCAAGAGCACTGAAGGCCGAGTATTCCCTCGAACTTGCTCAAGACCTTAAGGCTATTCACGGTCTTGATGCTGAAGCAGAACTTGCGAACATTCTCTCAACTGAAATCCTTGCAGAAATCAACAGAGAAGTTGTTCGTACAGTTTATCAAATTGCTGAAGCTGGCGCTCAAGCAAACACTGCCACTGCTGGTATCTTTGACCTTGACGTTGACTCCAACGGTCGTTGGTCAGTTGAGAAGTTCAAGGGTCTTCTGTTCCAACTAGAGCGCGATGCTAACGCTATCGCTCAAAGAACTCGTAGAGGAAAGGGTAACACGATCATCTGCTCTGCTGACGTTGCTTCGGCACTCACCATGGCTGGTGTTCTTGATTACACCCCCGCTCTCCAAGTTGGGCTCAATGTTGATGATACTGCCAGCACTTTTGCTGGTGTTATTAATGGTAAGTATAAGGTTTATATCGACCCATATGCGGCTAACATTGCTGCTAACCAGTATTATGTTATCGGATTTAAGGGATCATCCCCTTATGACGCTGGACTGTTCTATTGTCCTTATGTTCCTCTCCAAATGGTTCGCGCCGTTGGTCAGGACACTTTCCAACCAAAAATTGGATTTAAGACCCGCTACGGCATGGTTGCTAATCCATTCGCTGAAGGAACCGATCAAGGACTCGGTAGACTCAAGACTAACTCTAACCGTTATTACAGAAGAGTACAAGTCAAGAACCTTATGTGATATTGGTTCACATATTTTTCAAGGAGTCCCTAGGGGCTCCTTTTTTTATCTAAATAAAAATAAAAGAAAATGCCAGCAACACCATACAGTAATCAAATAAGTAATCGCAATTATCTGTCCCCTGTTGGGTTCAAATTTATATTATCAAGATATCCTAAAGTTGATTTCTTTTGCACCAAAGCCGGTATACCTGGAGTAAATCTTGGTGTTGCAATTCAACCAACATACTTAAAGGATATTCCAATTCCTGGGGATAAATTAGAATACGAAGATTTAACTTTAGACTTTCTAGTCGATGAAGATCTAGTTAATTACATTCAGGTATATAACTGGTTAATTGGTTTAGGTTATCCGGAAAATGTTGCACAATTTAATGAGTGGAGAGAAACAAATACAACAGACCCATCTACGAGTGGTAAAGATCTTAGAAACATATATTCGGATGCAACTCTGCAAGTTCTGAATAGTAATTTTCAACCACAAGTGAACATTAAATTTAGAGATATTTTTCCAACTTCATTAACTGGATTATCTTTTGATACGACAAAAAAAGACTACGATTATTTTACAGCAAGAGTCACTTTTAAGTATACTATATACAATATAATGGATCAAAATTATAATGAGTATGAACCTTGATGAAATCCAGGAATCCTGGAGAAATGATGCAATTATAGACGTTGATAATTTACATGTGGAATCAATAAAAATTCCACAACTTCACGCAAAATACTATAACATTTATAACAATGTATCTTTACTTAAGAAAAAATCTTTAGATGATTTTAATAAGTTAAAGAAAGAAAGATATGAGTATTATAGTGGAAAATCTTCAGCAGAGATTTATTCTGAAGAACCATTTCCATATAAAGTTCGGGATAAAGAATCTATGAATAGATATATTGATGCTGACAATAAACTATCAACGATTAGATTAAAAAATGAATACTATGATTCAATGTTGAGATATCTAGACGATATTATCAAGCAGATTCATAACCGAACATATCAAATTAAGAATGCGATTGATTGGCATAAATTCCAAGCAGGATATGAGTAATATTATAATTTCAAAAAAGAATGAAGTTTACTTACATATTGAGGCAGAACCTCACATATGTCAGGAGTTAAATGACTTGTTCACTTTTGAAGTTCCTGGTGCAAAATTCATGCCACAGTATCGCAGTAAATACTGGGATGGAAAAATACGATTGTTTAGTTTAACTAAAAATGAATTGTATGTTGGACTATTAGATAAGTTAATAAGTTTTGCTAATTCTAGTAATTACACTTATGAATTTAAAAATAGTAAATTTTATGGATTACCTTTTGAAGTAAACGAAAATATTTCTTATGAGGGAGTATCTGATTATATCACATCTATCTCATGTCATAAACCAAGAAATTATCAAATCGAAAGTGTTTACGACGCATTAAAAAATAATCGCAAACTTTTAGTATCTCCAACTGCATCTGGCAAGTCTTTAATAATTTATTCAATTACTCGATACTATACAGATAAAGGTTTATCAACTTTGATCATTGTTCCTACAACATCTCTTGTAGAACAAATGTATAAAGATTTCTCAATTTATGGATGGGAATCTGAAAGTTATTGTCATATTATTTACTCAGGAAAGGAAAAGTATGATATCAATTTACCAGTAGTCATTACAACCTGGCAATCAATTTATAAAGAACCATTAAAATGGTTTGATCGTTTTGATGTTGTTATTGGAGATGAGGCACATTTATTCAAATCAAAGTCTCTCGTTGACATCATGACCAAATTATTAGACTGCAAGTATAGATTTGGTCTCACTGGAACTTTAGACGGCACACAGACGCATAAATGGGTCTTAGAGGGATTGTTTGGCCCTTCATATAAAGTGATTCAAACTAAAGAATTAATTGAGAAAGGGCACCTATCAAATTTAAACATTAAAATTTTATTACTTAAGCATAACGGAATTAAATTTGATGATTATGAACAAGAGGTTCAATTTATTATAGGTAATGATCGTAGAAATTCTTTTATCAAAAATTTAACTTTAGATTTGAAAGGAAATACTTTGGTATTGTTTAGTAGAGTAGATTCTCATGGAAGGATTCTTTACGATCTTATAAATAGTTCCAAGAACAAAGAAAGAAAAGTTTTCTTTGTTTATGGTGGAGTTGGTGTAAAGGAAAGAGAAGAAGTCCGAAGAATAGTAGAAACGGAAACCAATGCAATTATTATTGCTTCCTACGGAACTTTTTCAACTGGAATTAACATTAAAAATTTACACAATGTTATTTTTGCTTCACCTAGTAAATCAAGAATTAGAAATCTTCAGTCTATAGGAAGAGTTCTTAGAAAAAGTCAAGATAAAGTAGGGGCAGTTCTTTACGATATTGCAGATGACATATCAGTCAACTCTTCCAAAAATTATACACTAAATCACTTAATAGAAAGAATAAAAATTTATAACGAAGAGTCCTTTGATTACAGCATTATTAATATAAACTTAAAACAATAACTTATGGAAGACGAATTTTATTCAGTATTAAAACTTGTATCTGGTGAAGAGTTAATGGCAAAGGTTTGTCCTTGTTATGAAGATGATCGTATTATTTTAATTTTAGATAATCCTGTTGTTATAAAAGATATTATCAGAACTAAAACTGGTATGAGGGCTTATAGAGTAGAACCATGGGTTAAAGTAGTTGAAGATGAAATGTTCTTTATTAATATGGATAAAGTTATTACTATGACTGAAGTATCAGATATACATACATTAAGAATGTATAAAAGATATCTTAAGGAGAATTGTAATCAAGAAGGAACATCTAGGATTAGCACTTCTAAATCTATGGGGTACATATCTTCTGTATCTGAATTTAAGAATACTCTAGAGAATCTATATAAGAGTAGCTAAGGTGTCTTTTCAACCCTGACAGAGTTATTCTACACACATTCCGCTCACTTGTCAAGCCCCCCTCAAGTGTGGTATAATTATGAATAAGAAATGAGTAAAGTTAATGACAGTAGTAATGCCAAAAAGAAAAAAGGATGCAGATCATTACGTAAACAACAAAGAATTTCTTTACGCAATAGTTGAATATAAAAAATTAGTGTCTCTTTCTGAATCTGAAAATGTTCAGAAACCTTGTATTCCACATTATATTGGAGAGTGTTTTTTAAAGATTGCTACACACTTATCATACAAACCAAACTTTGTCAATTATATGTTTAGGGAAGACATGGTTTCTGATGGTATAGAAAACTGTGTTCAATACATTAATAATTTTAATCCAGAAAAATCAACTAACCCATTTGCATATTTTACTCAAATCATTTATTATGCGTTTCTTCGTAGGATTGCCAAAGAAAAAAAACAATTAGAAATCAAAAATAAAATTTTGGAACAGTCTGGATTTGATGAAGTTTTTGTTTCGGATAATAATGTTCTAAGTGGTACAAGTTCGGATATGAATACAATTAAGAGTAATATTCAAACTAAAATGAATTATTGATATGAAAGTTGCGATTATTACCGATCAACATTTTGGAGTTAAGAAATCTGATAAGTCATATCACAACTACTTCAAAAAGTTTTATGATAATATTTTCTTTCCAACTCTGGAGGAAAGAGGTATTACTCAATTAGTTGATATGGGTGATACTTTTGATAATAGAAAAAATATTGATATCTGGGCTTT